GGATCGAACACTCGGCTATGGAGACCCATGACAGCAGAACGGACTGGGACAGGGGCGACCTTGCCCCTGACGGTCCAGGCTAAGAAAGCCGCAGTATGCAGTAACCACTTCGAATAGAAGTTGTTGTGCACCTGCGTCTGTCCAGCGATCTGTTCTGCTCCACGCGGATCAGCGACTCGTAAGTAAGCGGGGGTTACATCTACCCCGCGGAACGAGTCAACGCCACAAGACTCACGGAAATTTCTTCCCGTGTAAGTCTTAGATACGTTGATCTTGAACTTTAGGAGTTCAAGAAGGCTGAACAACGTGTCCCGGCTGTCCGTAGGGGCGATAATATCGTCCCCGAAGACGGACACTTCCCCGACGAGCCCTTGGATGTTGTTCAAGGTAGGCCTAAGGCGCCGTGCGTGAAGCACGGAGCTCAGGGCGATAGCCAAGAACAACAGGCTCTGAACGGGAAAGGTTACGGAGCTACCCATCGTTGTGAACTTCCTAAGTTCAATCCGGCCAGCCACCCTCCGGGTGATCGACTGGGACAGCGAACGGGTACGACAGGCCGCGAGAGCGGATATCAACCCCGGATTACTCCGGAAGAGACATCCAACCGCGGCGGGGGTAACTCTATCACTCGCGGCCGAAAGGTCGAGAGTGATGAGTCGCCCGTCCCTTGATCCTTCTCGGCATAGAACTTGGTTCCTAGTTTGATCGCGAAATGCGACAAACTGTGAGATCCAAGTATGACGAGAACGATCGCAAAAATAGTGCCACAAATTTTGCTGGCACCACTGATGCTCACTGGGCTCTGCGGCAATAAGCCGAGGCTTTGTGAAAGTCTTAGGGACCGCGATAAGTCTGCTGCAGGCCTCCCGGCTTGCAACACTTTCCGCGCTATCTGCCCAACTCGAGTAGTTGTGGAATCCACAATCCGCGAGAGGGTAGACTGACTCGAGCCGATCTGACCAGCCGAACCAACAGTACTTGTTGCTCGGCTTGGACACATCAGCAATGGCTCCGGGACCATGCCTGAACCTCCACTCTTCGAACCGATAAGGTCCGAGGGTGGAGGCGAGAACTCCCGACACGATGTCGAGTGTCTCAAGGAGTGTTGACATCCCGATGACATCCATGCCATCAGGAGGAGCAAAATCCACACGATCGGCGAACCTATCACTAGGTATCGCAGACTGTGCGGGACCTGACTCTGACCAGAAAAGGTCAGGTTCAGGTAGCGCCTCGTCAACATCGACAAATTCCTGAACCTCACGTTCAGTGCATTTGTCTGGACAGGTGAGCGAGACCTTCTTAGCCATGCCAAAAAATTGGCGTAGAAAGAAGATAGCTTGCACATCGTAGTCCTCCTTCAGAAGTCCTGTGCTTTGGAAAACCAGTAAGTAGAGTCCCCCAAGAAACTTGGGGATCACTACTGCTGGAGAACGCCTCTTTGTCAGAGGCAATCCTCCAGATTTGTACTGGCCATTGTCCAGACACCTGTCAAGGTGTTTGGCAATGCGGGGGAAGTCCACTAGAAATAGTGAAATCCCCCTCTGGTCCACAGCACGACTTAGGCGCACCCTGTCTCGCGACAGTTCGAGCCCAAGTGCCGGGTAGGCGTCCTCGATGTCTCGTAAGAGACAGCGATACGCCTCGGTGAGGATTTCCCTTACGCGGCGGTTAGACATAGAGATCCTTTCAGATTTCACATGTCCCACGCGTCCGCGTACACGACTGTAAACCATGGGCCTAGGACAGCATGGATGCTGCCTAGGTCACCGTGGCCGGTTGAGGAGTGGACTGGAGTACTAGTCCCCAGACGTAGGAGTTACCCTACGACTCCCAACCATCCAATGCCTTGAGGAAGGCGTCCGAGGTTGCGACTGCATAGTCGAACAACCCGTCCGCTTCGTCGAACGCACTGTCACCGGGTTTATTCTCGGTGACGAAGTAGACCTTACGGTCATACTGAGGGACATCACCAGCGGCGAATTTCACGTGAGTGAATTCGACGTTGTGGCGATCGTACGCTTCGGACCGACCAGTGCTCGGGTTAACCCGAGTATGGCGGATCTTCAGCGTATAACCATCAGTAGCGGTCCGGTAATAGTACTCAGAAGAGTACCCATCCTGGTTAATCCTAACCAGGGTGATATTACCAGAGGGCAGAGGAAGAACAATCGTATTCGCGAACATGGGAAACCTTTCACCCGAGCTTCACTAACGACTTAAGTAAACTCTTTGACGCCGCTTTGCCCCGAAAGGAGCGTGGCGGAGTCTCGAGCTTAAGTGCCGCGAGTGAGCCCAGTATGGACCACTGCTTCTGTGTAAACAGAGGCAGGAAAGAAGGGGAAACGCCGAGGCCGGGAGTAACGGGAAACCGTTCCTTCACGACTTCGCTTTCGTACGGAATACCCGAAAGGGTATAACCGGACGACGGCCATCCGACCATGAGATCGTAGTCGAAGCGAGCTTCGCACGTTCTCATGTAGCAGATGTCACTCCATGTGAGACCGAGAGTATTGTTGTAGGCAGCTATTGTAGTGCCTACATCAAGAAACCAGTCCACAAACCAGCTCCAGGGGCATAGCTCCCAGGCTGCGGCCAACAACTCGTAACTGTTCACACCGCTGAGAGTATCCATGGTCAACTGCCGCATATAGCGGATGTCGTCCGGGGATAACCCAACAGGTAGAACAGTATCATTGGAGGCGCCCCATCGGGCGGTTCCCCACTCCTTGATAGAAGTGGTACGAGTTTGTCGAAACCTCACAACGAAGTTTTCGCTGTGACGAGTGTAGGTGTTATCAGTAACAACTACAGATTTCGACTGGCCGAGTGAAACGCGTTTCCGAATACGCTTTCCCCTAGACATGTGAACAATCTCACGGAACCGCTGTGAAGCGGCGTTCGTGAAATTGAACAACTTGTCCAGGTCGCTGATCATCGGCTTGATAGCCCAGCGCCAGGTTATATGACCTAGCGCAACCTTCCTAAGAAGGGAGCTACCCCATGCCTGAACCAGCGTAGGGATCTTAAACAGATTCCTGAACTCAAAGAGTTCCCCTGCGAGAGTCGGAAGACTCACGTCCGGGGCCGAGGGATTGCTCTCGGCAAGAATCTTCACGGCGAGCGCACCTTTCTGAATACTCGAAGGAGTATCATAATAGTTCGCTACGACCGGAGGAGCGATGCTGCTACCCGAACCCAATGGGTTATTCGTGTAGCGGCGAGTGACGATTCCGCCACTCACCGTCTCTCCGTTTATCACGGGAATGTAACGACGCCGTTTGATAAGCTTGAAGGGATTGCTCCCTTCTCGATTACCTATGACGTCATCACAAATCTCCGTGAGGCCATGTGTAACCGAATGAGGAGTAGTCACGTTTCCGCTCAGGGTCCAATAAGACCCTAAGATCAGTTGCGTGTTAGTCCTAGTTCGATTACGTACAGTCATGGCAAGATCTCGGAAAACGTCCTTCAAGGAGGGCAGGTCGAACTGCACCGCGATAAAGCGGCACCCTGTAACGACGAGTTACA